TGGCTTGAGAGTAATAGATAATGTGTAAATGCACAATTCTTTGCTGTGGTTGTTCTCTGCATTGTAAAAATAAATAATATTTAAGTTATACTGCTTTTATGGATTATATAGATGATATGTCTTTAGCTTTACCTAATCAACAACAGGTAGGGGAATCTAATGCAGATTTTAAAAGGTTTCAATATTATTTGGGCTTAGGAGCTTCCAGAACACTTAAAAAAGTTTCTAATAATTTCAGTCTTACAGATAGAAGAATATATCAAATATCTAGTAAACATCAATGGGTTGATAGAGTAAAAGCTATTAATAGAATGCTAAATGAGCAAATAGTGCAAGAAGTTTATGCTCAAGTTGGAGAAACTGCAAGAGATCTAGCTGATAACTTAAAGCCTTTAATATTTAGAATTATAAGTGAAATAAATGAAAGAGATTTAGCTTCAATGAATCCTACAGAACTTAAGGGAATATTAGATGTTTGCTACAAGATGATTAGCCAAATTTATGGCTTAGGAAGTCCACAAGTACAAGTAACACAAGTTGAATATCCACAGATTAAGTTTAAGTGGGATTGGGAGCAGGATGATGAGCCAGATTATTGAGGCAACTCCACCTGATTTACATTCTGGACAAATAGAAGTAATACAAGCACTAGAAGAGAAAAGGTTTATTATTGCTGTTTGTGGCAGGAGGTGGGGAAAGACAACTCTATCTTTAGTTGCTGCAGTAGATCAAGCTCTTAAAGGTTTAAAAGTATGGGTAATCTTTCCTGTATATCCACAGGCTTTAGAGTCTTGGCTTAACCTTAAATCATTAGTTAGACAACTACCAGAGGAATATGCAGAGATAAGAGAAGTAGAGAAAAGGATAGTGTTAAAGAATGGTGGCTCTATACAGATTAAATCAGCTAACAAGCCAGAAACTCTTAGAGGTGCAGGTGGTATTAGCTTAATAATCTTTGATGAGGTTGCTTATCAAGAAAAAGAAACTTGGGATACAGTTAGACCAATATTGTCTGATAGCTTAGGTAAAGCCTTATTTATCTCTACTCCTAATGGGATGAACTGGTTTTATGAGTTATTTGATAATGCTAAGAGGAGAAAAGATTGGGCAGTCTTTCATTATCCTACTGAGAACAGTCCTAGAATTAATAAAGATGAGTTAGCACAAGCCAAAGAGGAATTAGGCTCTTTAGTTTATGCACAAGAGTTTTTAGCAGAGTTTACAGAGGTAGGACACATGTTTAAGAGAGAATGGTTTGCTTATTATGATGTTATTGCAGGAGATGATCCAGAGTATGTACTAGAAGATGAAGTAGTTAAACATAGTGAGCTAAGTATCTTTGGCACTATGGACACAGCTTTAAGTATTAAGGAAACAGCAGATTACTCAGTAATAATGGCAGTAGGATCAACTCCTAGTGGTAAGCTTTTAGTATTGGATATATTCAGAGATAGACTAGAAGCTCCAGAGCTACTACCTAAAATAGAATCAATGATAAGTAAATGGAACATGGCTTGGCTAGGTGTAGAGGACTCTAGTTTTGGTTTGGGTATTATTCAGATGGCTAGGAGGCAGGGTTTACCTATTAAGAACTTAAAAGCAGATAAATCTAAGACAGCTAGGGCAGTACCTGCAGCTGCAGGAACTGAAAATGGTAGTATCTACTTTTTGAAAAATGCTAAATGGTTAGTAGAATTTGAAAGAGAATTAACTAGCTTTCCATCTTCTGGATCTCATGATGATCAGGTAGATGCTCTAGCTTATGCAGCTAGATTTGGTATAGTTAGAAAAACAACATGGAGTGTAACCTAATTGGGAATAGCAGACAACATTAGAGGCTTTTTTAGTCAACAGGAAGTCAATTCAGAAAAGAAAACATTTAACAACTTTCCAACATCACAGGTAGTCTTTCCTTTTAATACTGATGCAGGTTTCTTTAGTGGCACTAATCAGATGAGTCCAGAGGGCAACTCAGCAGCTTTAGCCTGTTTAAATGTTCTTGGTACAGCATTTAGTGAGCCACCTCTTAAAGTATATTTAAAAACACAAGAGGGTTTAGAGTATGTAGATAATCATCCTGCTGCATTACTTTTAGAAAATCCTAATCCAAATATGACTGCTAACTTAATGAATAATTATATTGTTACTTCTGTAGCTGTGTATGGAGATGCTTTTATCTTAAAACTTAGGAATGATGCAGGTGCTGTTGTACAGCTTATTCCTTTACTACCAGAGATGGTTGAGGTTAAAGGTAATGATGAAAAATTAATTACTAAGTATCAATACAAACAAAAAGGCAACACTTTAGACATTATGCCAGAAGATATTATACACCTAAGAGAAAGAATAGATCCTAGAAACCATAGAAGAGGACTAGCTCCACTTAGATCAGTTATGGTTGAGATTTTAGGAGATGCTGCTGCTTCACAGATGGGAGCTGCATTAGTTAAAAATACAGGTGTTCCTAGTGTTGTCATTAGTCCAAAGAATGATTTATCAATGACTAGTGATGAAGCAGAAAATATTGCTGAGGTATTTGGTAGAAGATTTGGTGGAGAGAACAGAGGTAGACCATTAGTTATTTCTGGTGGAGAAGTAGATATCCAAACACTTTCTTTTAGTCCTAAAGATTTAGAGATAGGGAAACTTAGATATATTAATGAAGAGAGAATATCTGCTGTGCTTGGTGTTCCTGCAATATTAGCAGGACTAGGTGCAGGACTAGAGAGAGCAACATATTCTAATGCTAAAGAATTAAGAGAGTTTTTTACTGAGCAGAAGTTAATTCCTATGTGGAATCACTTTGCTAATGAGTTCACTAAACAACTTTTATTAGAGGATTTTGAAAGTAATCCTGCTTACTGCTTTAAGTATGATTTATCTGATGTTAGGGCTTTAAGTCAGGATGAGGATGCAACAATGGCAAGAATTGTACAGGGTTACAATGCAGGGTTTATAACTGTTAATGAAGCAAGACAAGCTAATCAGTTACCTAGATTAGACAATGGAGATTATTTTGTTAGAAATATGACTGTTGCAGAAGTTCCTGTAGATGGATCAGAAGTAACAATGTATCATGCTCCTTTAGAATATGCAGCTGATGAAACAGTTGAGGAAAAGGGTAAGGATGCACATGTTATAACCTCAGATGGAGAAAGAGTGCATACCTCTTGGCTAGAAAAAGATGAAGAAAATGAAGAGAAATCTATAGAAACTAAGGTTGATAATGTACCAACTTACATACAGAAAAATGCACAAAGAGGTTTAGATCTACTTGAATTTGCAGGAGATGGACTAACAGACAAAACAAAAAGAGAGGCTAGGGCTATGGCTAATGGCACTATCTCAGATAGTAAAGTAGTTAGAATGGCAGCTTGGTTTAGTAGGCATGAGGGAGATTTAGACTCTGAGGATGCTAATGCTTATCTTTCAGGAGATAAAGAGAATCCAACTAAAGGGCAAGTAGCTTGGTTGTTATGGGGTGGAGATATCTCTAAGAGCAACAAGATGAGGGCTTATAATTGGGCAACTAAAGAAGCTGAAAAGGTTAAAGAAGAAAAATCAGAAAAGTTTGATTTATATGGTTGGGAAGAGCCAACAACTAAGTTTATTGGTTTACCTACTGTAAAAGCTATGCAAACAGATGAAGAGAAAGCTGCATATTGGAAGTCTATAGATAGCCTAAGACAAAAATGGGAAGATACTTTCCAGACTGTATATGCTAAAGAATTAAACAGACAAAGAAGAGCAATCTCTAAAGCTATTGCAGGTAGTTCAACACTAGATGCTATGCAAACAAATATAGATATTGTTATAGAAGATACTAAGTTTGATAAAGAGTTGTTACCATTGTTCTATTCACTAACAGATGATTTCTCAGTTAGAACTTATGATAATCTGTTTCCTAAGAATGATGCCTTTAAAGCAGCAGATCCTGTTGATTTAGGTGTAACTGTTACAGAGGAACAAGCTATAAGAACAGTATTTGATACATTAGCTGAGTTACTTCCTGCAGGTAGAACACTTAAAAAGATAGTTAATGATGGTTTCTATAGAGGACAAAGAGAAGTTCCACCTGCTGTTGGCTCAGTATTTCAAGATGGGCAATCAGCTAGTTTCTTACAAGAGAATGCAAAGTCTGTAATGAAAGATCTAAATGATACAACAAAGAAAAGAGTATCTACCATAGTTGCTAAAGCACTTAAAGAATTTGAGGATTTAGGAATAGTTAATCCTGTTGCAGGTACACCAGAGGGAGATAAGTTCTTCAATCAACTAGCTAAGAATATAAATACAGTTCTAGGTGGGCAATCACTAAACAGAGCTAAGACTATTGCAAGAACAGAGGTTGTTAAAGCTAGTTCTTGGAGTCAGCAAAGAGCTGCTAAGTCCACAGGTAAAAGACTTGAAAAAGAGTGGGTATCACAAAGAGATGGTGTTGTTAGAGAGGCTCATTTTATATTAGATAATCAAAGAGTTCCTGCTGATAGCTTTTATCTGTATAATGGAATCAAGTTAGATTTTCCTGCAGATCCTAAAGCTCCTGCAGCTTTAACTGTGAATTGCAGGTGTACAGAAG